TATTTAATGTTTGATGATGAAGAAATGCAAGTTTTAAGGGAACGAATTACATCAATTAGCGTAAGCAATAAAAGCACAAGTTTAGATTTTACTATTCTTGCTAATAGATGCGCTATTTTTGTTAAGCGAAAAACAGGGGAATATGTATTACGCATAACAGGTAAAGGCCCAATTAAAGAGTACAAGGTACATCTTGCATTAACGGCAAGAGAAATATTGCTTGATGCGGTGATGAATAATGAGTAAACACTGCAGCATATGTGATGAGTGCAATAAAAAAAGCCATGCCTACATACACTGTAGACAGGCTAAAGGAATTATATGTATGGAACATTGCGATGCATGCCAATATTTAGAGATTGAACAAGGTGACATGTATTGCAATTATCCTAGGCAAAAAGAAAAGGCCACTAATTAAAGTAGCCTAATCAAGCACGTAATTACGCACCAAACCTAACGTAATTATATCACACATGGGCATAAAAGACTAGGGAAAAGCTTATTCCAAGGCTTTTCTTATTAACTAGATATAACATATTAACAAATCGACCATGGGGAGTAATTACGATGAGGAAGCGTAAGAAGGTCATATCTAAAAATATGATAGAGGTACTTGATTATCACACATCAAGAACCTATAGAAAGAATGGCAAGCGTGTAAAAAAGAAAAGCATCACACCAGAAGCACAGAAAAAGCAAAATGAAAAACAAGCGGAAGCAATGCTGCGTATGTTGATTGATAATAACTTCACTACAAATGATTGTTATATCACACTCACATATAAAGAACAGCCAGCTACATGGGAAGATGCAAAGAAAGATATTCAGAATTTTATAAGAAGACTAAAACGAAGATATAAAAAACTGGGTAAAGAATTAAAGTACATCTACATTGCAGAGGGAAAAACAAGAATCCACTTTCACATGATCATCAATAATGCAGAATTATATTCAGATGAAATCAATGAATTATGGACACATGGTATGCATAAGCTGATGTTGTATCAAGGAAGAGCAGAAGATGCAGTAAGATTAGCAAGCTACTTTGTAAAAGAAAAAAGGAGCGCATGTTATTCAGATAAAGAAGATGCATTTAAGCGCAGGTGGAACAGTAGCAAGAATTTAGAAAAACCTAAAGTAAAAACAGAGATTTTAAAGCCGAGCGAATGGAGAGATTATATCCAACCGCCAAAAGGCTATTACGTAGAAACAGATAGTGTAGTTGAGTCTGTATCAGAAGAAGGATATCCTTATAGATTTTATAGATTGATAAGAATTGAGGAGGTTAAACATGGAACTACTAGGAATAGGCATTGTGATAGGGGCAATGCTAGGAGTATCAATAATGTCATTATGCGTAATTAGTAAAGAATGTGAAAAATGGGAGGATGAAGTAAATGATAAACGTAAATGAAGTATTTTTGAGCGGTAACGTAGTAGCAGATGCAGAACTACGATATACAAAAACAGGAAAGCCAGTACTAACATTTAGAATGGCAACAAATAAATATGTGAATGAGCAACAGAGTACACAATATCACAACATAGTATGTTGGGTTGATGCGGAACTTTACAGTGGGTTACGTAAAGGTGATTTTGTAGCAGTAAATGGCGAATTAAGAACTAGATCCTACGAAAAAGACGGAAGTAAAAGATACATTACAGAGATTGTAGTCAAAAATCTTACATATGGCCTTAAACAAAATGAAAGCGGAGCAAGTAATTTTGAAAATGGATTTGTAGATGATGATGAAAATATTCCATTCTAGGAGGGAATATGCGAAGAGGTAGACCAAGAAAAATATGTAGCCATTCATTTGGACCAGCAAAAAGCGGTGCATTATGGGTGAAAGCATCTTGCCCTAAGGGGAAAACATCAATAAAAGTATTCAAAGGTAAAACTGCAGGTACATTACATTGGCTAAAGAAAGAAGAATGTGAAGACTGTCCTGCATATGCTCCAACAAAGATTTATAGAACATAAAAATATATGCTGAATTGATGCGGTGAGTAAATAAAATGGTTAGGTCATATAAGAAGTATTGCCTAATAGTAGGGGACAAAGTTATGAACCATGTAACAACACTATTCAATAGTAATGAGTTTGGGGAACTTAGAACAATCATTATTAAAGATGAAGTGTACTTTGTGGCCAAGAGCGTAGCAACTGCACTTGGCTATAAAGATACTGCAGATGCAATTAGAAAACATATTGATGAAGAAGATAAGCTGCGTTGGCAAATTGCCGACACAGGTCAAAACAGAGAAACATATTTAATCAATGAGTCTGGACTATATTCATTGATATTGAAATCAAAGATGCCAGGTGCGAAGAAATTTAAACGCTGGGTAACTAGCGAAGTACTTCCACAAATTAGAAAAACAGGAAGCTATGATCTACATATTCCAAAGACACTGCCAGAAGCATTGAGATTATATGCAGATGAGGTAGAAGCGCACAATCAATCAAAGGCTATTATTGAGCAACAGAAACAACAAATAGCGGAATATGAGCCAAAGGTTGACTATGTGGACAAAATACTAAGCAGTACAAATGCAATGACAGTAACACAGATTGCTGCAGACTATGGATTAAGTGCTAAAGCTTTAAACAAGATACTACATGATGCACACATCCAACGTAGCGTAAACGGTCAATGGATTTTGTACAGCGATTTAATGCGAAAAGGGTACACAAAGACTAAGACACACACATACATGACTACAGACGGAAGATTGGAGTGCAAAGCATCTACACGCTGGACACAAAAAGGAAGATTGATGATACACGAGTTACTAAAGAAACTGGGCATCAATGCAGTGTGTGAGGAGGTAGCATGAAGCCATTAGTATATAAAGGCCTACGAAAGAACGTGAACAGGTCAGAATGGGTAAGTAGTGATGAAATAAAGCAAAGCTACTCACAAATAAGACTATTAGCAGTAGAAAATGATACCTATGCATGGGTACCAATTGAGGACGGAACACTATGTAGAGGAAGCGAAGCAAAAGACACACTAGGACAAAGAATATACGAAAAGGACCATATTGAGTTTGATTGCAAATCAATACAAGATGCACCAATGGTAGGGGAAGTATATTACAGCGTTGATAAATACCAATGGAGATGCAAGGCAATTAACCAGCAGGACACAACACAACATGATGCGGTATTAGATTTTGACTTAGCATTTGTATTAAATAATGGGAAAGTTAAAGTAATAGGCAATAGATTAGAGGGCTATGAGCATGAATGACAGATACAGAAATGTATGTAAAGCACATGATCATATTGTAAAAGGGCGCTCAAAAGAAGTTATTAAAGCGTTCATCCCACATTGGGGATATGTATTCATATCATCTGATGCATTGATGAAGGCAAGGATGCGAAGAGATGAATTAAAGGGGGAGCAAAGTATTTAATCAATGGGCAAGGAGTTATTATGAAACCACCATGCAGGGAGTGCCAATTTAGAGAAGTAGGATGCCACAGTAAATGTGAAAGTTATATTCAATGGAGAGTGCAGCTAGATAAATATAACGAGCAGAAGAATATACAGGGAGATGCCTATAAATATGTTGGGGATAACGTAAGAACCATTAGGCACAGGATGAGAAAGCTAAAAGGGTATAGCTGCACTGTAAAAGATTAAGGAGCAAACATGCAAAGAAAATGTCATAGATGTGATAGGTTGTTTACACCAGATAGCCATAACACATGGTGTCCAGATTGTAGAGTAGGCAAACCAGTAGAGCCTAGAAAGACGAAGGAACAACTAGAGCAAGAACGTGAAGCAAGATTAGAGAAAGCATTTAAATACACAAGATACTGTGTGCAGTGCGGAAAGAAATTTGACACTAACAAACGAAATAAAGTACTCTGTGGGGATTGGGTGTGCGAAGATAAACAACGGAAAGGAAAATAAAGATGAGGATACTAAGCATTGGATTTGGGGATAAAAAGAAAGTAAAGTATGAGAAAGTAAATAATGCTGGTATTACTGAAACATATCAACTGGTTACAGAAGATGATTTCAGACCAGAGATATTAGAAGCATATGTAAAAGCAAGAACGCTAGTATTTGAAGTATTTAAAGTATTTAAGCTGTTTGAAGAAGAGTGGATGAAGATTAAATCCATTAACTTTAAATGGCATAAACAACTGCCTAGAGTTATCACAGAAGTTAAATATGTGCTTTTGATAACAAATAAAAAAGGTGATGAATGTACAATTAGTACTTCATGGATCAAAGTAGAAGAGAAACCGCAAGATAAATTAATTCCATTAGTTGAAGAAATTGAGATGTTTGTAAAAGGTGCAAGAGCGCAGGGTAAACTATGGGAAGAAGAATTGGCAGATGATGCGGCTGAGGGTGAAACATTTCACATCAATGATCTAGTACAAGAGGGAGAAGCGGATGATTAAAAACCAATTAATATATGTAGCTCATCCATTTGGAGGAGATAAAGCCAATAAGTATTCCATTGATACAATCATGGAAAACCTAGTAATGATAGATAAGAACAATACATATCTATCACCTCTTCACAATTTCAGCATGTTGTACTTTGATACACAATACTCAAAAGGCTTAAAAATATGTTTGGACATGTTAAATAAATGTGATGCCTTAGTATTATGTGGGGACTGGGAAACATCTAAAGGCTGCATTGGTGAATGGTCATTTGCAATAGCAAAAGGGATGCCAATATATACATGGAAAGAATGGACCGATAAATTAAAGGAACAGGGGAATAATAGCCGATGACTGGAAGGGAATATTTAAATCAGATACGTGATACTGATTTGAATATAAGGTGTAAGGAGAGAGAAATATTTAGAATAAGACAAGATATCATGAGTTTACAAGCCATTGATTATAGTAAGGATAAAGTAAGTGGAGGGCAACCAATTACTATTGCGGATAAAGTTGCAAATCTTGATGCGGTTACAGAAGAGATTATGAAAGAATGGAGTGCTTACTTACAGGAGAGAGAGCGAGCCAGATTTATGATCAATCAAATTTGTAGTACTAAGCAAAGGATTGTTTTAGTAGATAGGTACATTAATGGATGCACCTGGGAAAAGGTTGCAGAACTAATAGATTGTTCAAGGCAGAATGTTCATAACTTACATAAAAGAGCAATTAAAAATTTTGAGGAAATTTACAAAAAGGTTGCTATTATTTGACACTCAATATATGAGATACTGTATGTGGGCATGGATGAAGAGAACACTTTCAACAAGCCTCCTAGAAAAACTACACACTATTAAGGACTACATCATACACAGGTCGCACAACACTGTATGATGCGGTCCTTTTTAGTTTATATGAGGAAATTGATGAAGCATAAAAGAATTACATCCAAAAAAACGATACAAGAAATTCGGAAGTCATATTGTGAAATATGCGGACAAAGAACAAATATAGAACCACATCATATTAATACACGTGGTAGTGGCGGTGGAGATATTAAGGAGAACTTAATACAACTCTGTACGCAATGCCATATCAATACACACAGTGGACAATATCCAACTAAAGATGATTGCTTAAATAAAGTAGCAGAGCGTGAAGGTATTACATATGATGAAGCATATGCAATTAATCGTAGATCAATGGGATATGATGTATAAAATGTAGTGGCCTAGAAAAAAAGGGGATATTTTAAAAAATGGCAAAAGAGTATTCTAAAAATTTCTATAATTCATATAGGTGGAGAAGATGTGCAAAGGCATATGCAGAATCAAAGCTTTATATATGCGAAAGATGCCATGGATTAAAAAGTATCAATAAGGCAGATGGGACTAGACAACGTTGGGTAGTACATCATAAAAAGCCACTAAACCCAAACAACATTAACAATGATGCGGTTGCATATGGTTGGGATAATCTTATGTTCTTATGTATTGAATGTCACAATGCAATACATGCAGAGCTAGATGCTATGACGATACCTACTGGATTGACGAGCGGTGCAAGCCTATTAGTTAGACCGACACGTGGGATGATATTCAACGAGTTAGGTGATTTAGTAGCTGTAAATGATAATGAACATGATAATAATTAACTCCCCCCAATATTTTTATGGTGAAAATATTTTTTTCTACACCGGTGCTGGAGTTTCGTGTAACACACAGGTCGCACATGTGAGGGGTGTAGTTGACAAAGGAGTGATGGGAGATGGCAAATGAAGAAAAAGAAAAGTTAAAAAAGAAGAGGATTTCAGAATATAACAGGATTTTTAAAGAACTTTCACAAGAAAAGAAAAAGTTAATTAAGAAATCAATCGAACAAGCTGTTCATATGGAAATGCAATTAGATGACCTACAAATTGAATTAGAAAAAGTAGGTTTTGTAGAAGAATATTGCAACGGAAATAATCAATTTGGTAAAAAAGAATCGACTGAATCGAAGGCTTACAACACGCTCATGAAGAACTATATTTCAATCATAAAAGTTCTACTTGGCGAATTGCCACAGTCTAAAAATGAAGATGATGATGAAGAATTTAAGAAATTCTTAATGGACCGTGTAAAACGATGAATCCAATCAGAGAATACTATAACCAAATAGTTGATGGGGACATAGTTGTATCTGATCGTGTGCGTAGGGTCTATAAACATTTAGTCGATAAGCTGGAGACTCCAGAGCAATATATTTATGACAAAGACAGAGCAGAAGTTGCAATTGATTTCATTGAACTGTTCTGTAAACACTCTAAAGGTAAATGGGCTGGAAAGCCTGTAAAGCTTGAATTATGGCAAAAAGCTTTAATTGCAGCTCTCTTTGGATTCGTAGATAAAGATACCAAAGTAAGAGAATACCAGGAACTAATTCTTATTGTGGCACGTAAAAACGGTAAGTCCACTCTAGCGGCCGCAATAGGCCTTTTTTTATTAGTTGCTGATGGTGAGATGGGTGCTGAAATATATAGTGCTGCCACGAAACGTGACCAAGCAAAAATTATATGGGATGAAGCAGCGAAAATGATTAAGAAATCAAAGTCGCTAAACAAGGTTTGTCATGTACGGGTCAATCGAATATTGTGCGATGTGAATGACGGTAAGTTTGTACCGTTATCATCAGAATCAAATAGCTTAGATGGGCTTAATGTACACGGAGCGCTTATTGATGAATTACATGCTATCAAGGACAAAAATCTATATGATGTAATCGTTGATGGCATGAGCGCACGTGAACAACCATTGACTATCATCACTAGTACAGCTGGTACTGTGCGTGAAAGCATATACGATATTAAGTATGACGAAGCATGCCAAATAGTAGATGGTTACGATGATGAACAGGGATATCAAAATGAACGGATATTACCAATCATTTATGAGTTAGACAGTCGAAAGGAATGGACTGACCCTAATTGTTGGGCAAAGGCTAATCCGGGACTAGGAACTATTAAGAGTGCAAGCCAATTAGCTGAAAAGGTAAAAACCGCACAAAATAATCCTATCCATGTTACCAACCTTTTAACAAAAGACTTTAATATTCGTGAAACTTCATCGGAAGCATTCTTGACATTTGAACAACTTAACAATACGGCTACTTTTGATATAGCAGAGTTAAAGCCACGATATGGGATTGGTGGAATAGATTTATCAGCAACAACAGACCTTACTTGTGCAACATTATTATTTATGGTGCCTAATGATCCTGTGAAATACGTTAAGCAAATGTACTGGATTCCAGAAGATTTGTTTGATAAACGAGTACAAGAAGATAAGGTGCCATATGATGTATGGTACAAGAGGGGCTTCATACGAAAATCACCAGGCAACCGAATAGATTATCGGCTGATTGTTGAATGGTTCAAAGAAAGACAAGAGGAAGATGATATCTATTTATATAAATGTGGGTATGACGGATGGAGTGCAGCATATTTTGTAGAAGATATGAAGTCAGAGTTTGGGCGCTCTGTAATGAACCCAGTCATTCAAGGCAAGAAAACTCTGAGTGGCCCAATGAAAGCACTAGGCGCAGAATTAGAAGCAAAATTAATAAATTATGATAACAATCCTATATTGAAATGGTGTATGGCTAACGTGGAAATAGATGTAGATCGTAATGGCAATATCCAGCCAACTAAATCTATTCATGCAAAGAAGAGAATTGATGGATTCGCATCAATGTTAGATGCATACGTTGAGTATGAACGAAATCAAGAAGATTACCACAATGTTATTTAGGAAAGGAGGTGAAATGATGAACTATCGAAATATCTTTAATAAAATATTTGGATTTGGAAATACCGATAAAGCTAATTTAACTGGTGCAGAATTTTTAGATGGATATACAAATGTATTCACACCTTTTAGTGGGGTGCCATATACAGATACAACCTTCAGAGATTGTACTGATACGATTGCTAGACATCTTGGAAAAATGAAATTAAAACATGTTAGACGAACAAGTGATGGAATGGTGGCAGGGTTACAGTCTATCAATCATATATTAGGTACAAGACCAAACCCATTTATGACGGCTAGTGAATTTCTTGAAAAGGTTGTTGCACAGTACTTTAACTACAACAATGCTTTCATTTATATTCAGCGTGATATAAATGGTGTAATTACTGGGTTGTATCCATTAGATTTTGGCAGCGTTGAAATTAAGGTAGACACTGCAAATAATTTATATGTGAAGTTCCAGTTTATTAACGGTAAAAGCATGACTGTACTATATGATGCGGTGATTCACATTAAAAGGCATTTTAACACCCATCAATTATTTGGCGAGGATAACTCAAAGGCATTGAAAGAAGACCTTGATTTATTACATGCCGTAAAAGCAGCAATTATTAATTCTGTTAAAAATGGCAATTCACTACGTGGGATTATCAATTTTGAAGGAACAGTTCGTGAAGATGACCAACAAGCATTGTGGAAACAATTTACGGAAAGATATGTATCAAATGCAAATGGCAGTGGTATTGCAACGCTAGATAACAAGGCTACATTTCAACAACTTACAACTACCATAAGTACATTCAACAAAGGACAAATGGACTTTGCTAGAGATATGGTGTATAAGCACTTTGGGCTTAACGAAAAAATTGTAAGTGGGGATTACACAGAAGATGAATACATAGCATTCTATGAATCTGTACTAGAGCCTATTGCTATTAAGCTAACACAGGAGTTCACAGAAAAACTTTTTACTAGCCGTGAAAAAGGACATGGGAATGAAATCATCCTAGAAAGTAATCGATTATCTTACATGTCTGTAGCTAGTAGAATTAAAGTAAGTCAGGCACTATTGCCTACAGGCGCAATTACTGTGAATGAAATCCGTGAAATATTTGGTTATGAAGGGGTTGAAGGTGGGGATAAACGCCTAGTAAGCCTTAACTTTGCTAAATATGAGGATTTATCTAAGTATCAAATTAATGCATCGAAAGGAGGTGATACAAATGAGGAAGAACCGGAAAATGGAACACCGAATGATGACGGTGCAAGCGATACAGAATGATACTGATGATATTCAAACACGAACAGTAGAAGGATATGCCGCAGTTTTCAATGAAGAAACACTAATTTGGAAATCTGAATATACTGGGTATGAATATCGTGAAGTGATTTTACCAGGCGCATTTGATAATACTGATTTTAGTCAATGCGTATTAAATTACAATCATGGCGGTATGCTATTTGCTAGAACTGCTAGTGGAACATTGCAATTAACTGTTGATGAAAAAGGATTGAAATTGATAGGGGACGTAGCAGACACTTCGATTGGAAATGATGTGTATTCTTTAATTAAACGTGGTGATCTAAATAAAATGTCATTTGCCTTTATTGTTAATGGTGAAGAAGAAGAGATTGACCGAGAAAATAAAGTCTATACACGGAAAATTAAATCAGTAAAAGCGGTATATGACGTATCTATTGTAGATAACCCTGCATATAAAGGCACATCGGTTAGTGCTAGAGCAAATGGGGACTATGAGAGATATGAAGATATCGAAAAAAGAAAACGGCTAACATTATTGGCCATGACATAAAAAGTATTAGACACGCAGTAAGCGTGTTTTTTTTATTACCTAAAAGGAGAGATAATATGAATCGTTTGGAACAAATTAGACAACGTAGAGCAGAATTGCGTGCAATGTTGGAAGACACTACACAAGTTAACTTGAATCTTGATGAAATTGAAACTGAGTTGCGTGCATTGGAAGCAGAAGAAACTGAACTAGAACGTAGAACAGCAATTTTGAATACTGTTCCTACTGCTACTACAGTGCCTGTATCTGTAGCAGAACAACGTGCACAAGGTGCAGAAGTATTTGATTCTGTAGAATATCGCAATGCATTCATGCAATATGTAATGAACAATACACCAATTCCTGCTGAATTACGTCAAAATGAAAATACATTAACTACAGATATTGGTGCAGTAATCCCACCTACAGTTTTGAACAAGATTGTTCAAAAAATGGAAAGTGTTGGTATGGTATTGCCATTAGTTACCAATACAAACTTTAAATCTGGTCTTGCAATTCCAACAAGCAATGTGATGCCTGTGGCTACATGGGTAGCTGAAGGAGCGGGTTCTGATCGTCAAAAAGCAACAACTGGTAATATCCAATTTGGTCACTTCAAACTACAATGCCGAGTATCTATTTCTTTAGAAACATCTGTAATGGCATTATCTGCGTTTGAAAATATGATTTCTAATAACGTATCCAAAGCAATGGTTAAAGCTATTGAGAATGCTATTATCAATGGTACTGGTAACGGTCAACCTACAGGCATTTTAAAGGATGCGGCTGCTGGCGTGAAATTAGATGTTAAAGACTTTGACTATGCAACACTTGTAAAAGCAGAAGGCGAACTACCTGTTGAATATGAAGAAGGCTCTGTTTGGGTAATGACAAAGAAAACCTTTATGAACATTGAAGGTATGACAGATAAGAATGGTCAACCAATTGCACGTGTTAACTATGGCATGGGTGGGAAACCAGAACGCTCTATTCTTGGTCGTGGCGTATTGATTGTGCCTTATCTTAAAAACATTGATGCGGCTACAACAGGTGATATTGTAGCGTTCATTTATCGATTTGAAGATTATGCATTAAATACTAACTATCAAATTGGTGTAAAAACATATGAAGATAACGAAACAGATGATATTGTTCGTAAATCTACAATGATTTGTGATGGCAAGCCTGTTGATACCAATTCTTTGGTTAAATTAGCGAAGAAAGCATAGGTGTAAGTTATGTTGACGGTAGAAGATGTAAAACTTTATTTACGAATTGATGAAGATATTACAGAAGATGATATGTTTATCGATGAATCCATCTCTGCTGCTGTCACGTATATTGAGCAAATGACTGGGAAACCATATATTGACGAGCCACTATACCGTAGAGCTGTTCAATATATGGTTGCTCATTGGTACGAAAATCGTGAGGCAACTTCCTCAAAAACATTTGTTCATGATTTACCATTCACGCTAGCTCCTATAATTCGTCATATTGCACTATCTAAAAATTATCCTAAAGAGGTGACAGAGAATGCTTAATATAGACGGAATCGGAAGATTAACGAAACGAATTGAAGTACTTGCATATCAAGATATTGAAAGCAATGGAATTACTAAGCAAAAATTAGTAAGGCTAATTCCGAACAGAATTTGGGCACGTATTGAACCGTTACGTGGCAGACAATATCTAGAAATGTATAAAGAAAAAGTAGACGAATTACATAAGATTACAATCAGATATAGAAGTGGAATAACTGATGGTGTGCTAATCAGATATAAGGATGTAGTCTATAAAGTTAAAACTGTAATTGATCCATATGAAGAGCATACGAAGTTAGAATTGATGTGTCATATCTATAAACGAGGGAAATAATGGATATAAAAACTTTCATGGGGAGATTGGACTCATACATTAAAGAGTATCCATTAGAGGCGGAAAAAGCTATGCGGAAAGAAGCTAACCGAATGAAAAAGGAATTAGTTAGCGCATCACCTGTTGGTAAAGGTAGAAAACGCAAAATTTCCAAGAGTTGGAAAATGGCAATCAATGGTAATAGTAGCAGTACGCTAGAAGCAACCTTGCGAAATACATCACCTCATTTTCATTTAGTTGAACGTGGGCATGTGATGAAAACTATGCATGGAAAAATTAAAGGATTCAAACAGGGTACATTTTTCTTTAAACGAACAGTTGAAAAGAATCGTAATGATATAAGAGAAGCTGTTGGTGGACACATGTTTAAAAAGCTGAGGAAGAAGATAAAGAATGGCTAACCGATTATCACAAGTGGCAATATGGAAAGCTGTGGCAAAGAAACTACATGACGAATATAAATGCACGGTATACAGTGACGAGGTTTTAGAAGAGTTCACTATGCCGTGCTTTTTTGTAAAGCTTTTAATGAGTTCAGAGATGCAAACAAAGAACTTTATTAAAAGAAATGTAACTATCATTGCTACATATTTCCCTAGCAATGAAGATAAGGATGAAGAACACTATTTAACAGTGTTTGATAAATTTTTAATACTGTTTCAAATGGGATTTCCTGTTGGTGATCGTTATTTACATGTGGATGATATTCAGCAAGATAGAGTAGGAGAGGAAGATGATATCTTACAAATCACAATGGATATTACATTTATGGATACAACAGGACGAATTGAAAAAATGAAAGAAGAAGGCATCATGATGGGTGATGTCTCATTAACAGTAGAAGTGGAGGATAAATAATGGCTAAATTAGGAATGCCTACAGTTGTAGTTAAATTTATTGAAGCTGGTATTGAAGCCATTCAACGTTCCCAACGTGGGATTGTTGCATTGATTTTAGAAGATACAAAGCAAGTAATTGATAAACTAGCAACAAAAACTAATGGACATGAAGTATTACCAAATCCTTTCTTGGTATATACAGTAGATGATATTCCAGAAGAACTATCTGATAAAAATAAGGATTACATCTTAAAAGCCTTAAAAGGCTACAACAAACCACCTTTAAAAGTTGTTGTATATATGATGCAACAAGGTGGAGATAAAGCTGGTGCAGATAGATTCCAAGAACCATTGAAAGCAATGCTTACAGAACGTTTTGATTATTTAGCAATTCCGACAATTGAAACTGCTCAATTAGAGTATGTTGCAACGTGGGTGAAAACAGCACGTGAGAATAAATTCAAAAAAATTAAGGTGGTATTGCCGGGTTCTAATGCAGATTACGAAGGTGTAATCAATTTTGGTAACACTAAGGTTGTTACAGCAGATCGTGAGTATAAAGCAGCAGAATATACAGCACGCATTGCAGGTCTTGTTGCAGGCACAAATATGACACAAAGTGCTACATATGCACCATTAACAGAAGTTATTGATTGTGACCGTCATACTCAAGATGAGATGGATACAATGGTGAATGAAGGTAAATTCTTCATTTGGTATGATGGCGAAAAGTTTAAAATGAGCCGTGCCATGAACTCTTTGGTAACAACAAGCCAAGGAAAACTAGAAGGATATCAAACAATTAAAATTGTAGATATTATGGATATGATTTATGACGATATCAGAAAAACCGCACAAGATTCTTACATTGGTAAATACACAAATGATTACGAGAATAAATGTTTGTTAATTAGTGCGATTTTAGGATACTTTAAACAATTAGAAAATGAACGATTGCTACAAAAAGATTACTCTACATGTGAAATTGATTGTGAAGCAGTTCGAACATACCAATTATCCCATGGCTTATTCACAAAAGAAGAATTAGCAAAAATGAGTGATGATGAAGTTAAAAAATTGGATACTAAGAAAATTGTATTCTTAAAAGCAAAAGTAAGACCGCTTGATGCAATGGAAGATATCCAATTACCAATTAATATTTAATAGGAGGAACACATGGAGAATTTTGCAGCGCAACAGGTAATGACAGGCTCTCATGGGCAAGTATGGTTAGATGGTTCTTTGGTGTCACAAGCTACCGCAGTTAAAGCTACAATTAAATTAAGCAAAGAAGAAGTTAAAAAAGCCAAAACAATGAGTAAACAATATAAATATGTTGGTTATGAAGGTACAGGCAGTTTAACTATGAACAAAGTATCTTCTTTGATGATTAGTAAAATGGCTGAAAACCTAAAAAAAGGTAAAGCTACTGTGTGCCAATTGGTAATTCAATTAGATGATCCTGATGCAAAAGGTGTAGAAACTGTAACGTTGTATGATGTTACATTCGATTCTTTAGACCTTGCAAACTGGAAAGTAGGCGCACTTGTAGAAGAATCTGTAGACTTTACATTTACAGAGTTTGACGTGATTGATAAAGTGGAGGACTAATAGATGAGCAATATCATTGATAAATTAATGGAAAAAGACTTAGATACATTGAAAGAGGTATCTAAAAAAGACTTAGAAATTACTCGATTATCTGAGGTTTTTAATGAACCATTTACTGTAACTGTAAAAGAAATTAGTTACAAACGTATTGCAGACCTTCGCATGTTGGCTACTGAAGACGGTAATGCTGATGAAAGTCAATTTTTACAGTTTGTCGTAACTGAAGGTATTGTTTCTCCAGACTTCGGAGCTAAAGAATTATTACAAAAATTTCAAGTACCATCTAAACAGGCATTGTTTACAAAGTTATTTAAAGCCGGTGAATTAGAGTTAATTGCACGTGAAGTATTAGCTCTATCTGGATATGGCGATAAAGCTATTAAAAAAGTAATTAATGAAGTAAAAAACTAATATATTCCGATGGTGATGTAAATCTTGCCTATTACATGTATGTCAATCATGATGTAATGCCATCGGAATTTCATAAAATGGGGCACGGAGAACGTATAGTCCTCCGTGCTTTTATGATGCAAGAAATTAAGGACAGAAAGGAGGCGAATAAAAATGAGTGAAGTAATTGATTTGGTGATGCGATTACATGATGGTGTAACATCCGTATTATCTGGAATTAATTCACAAATGGCTACAACTGCTAATATGGCAGATAGGCAAGGTAGAAATCTACAAAATATAGGTAGAGGTATTAGTGGAATTGGTAACGCCTTGATGCCTGTATCCGCTGCTATCGTTGGCATGGGTGCCGCCTCTGTTAAAGCCTTTGTTGGATTTGACTCTGCAGTAACTTCTGCAGGTGCAAAAGCAGGTGCAACGCATGATGAAATGCTTAAATTAAGAGATGTTGCAAAACAGTTAGGGGCAGACTTCCCGATAAGTGCAACACAAGCGGCGGAGGCTATGGATGGTTTAGCTGCAAGTGGTATGAATGCTAGTCAAATTATGAGCTCATTACCATCAATTGTAGAAGCATCTGTTGCATCTGGTGAAAATTTAGAAACAACAGCAGGGATTGTATCGGGTGCATTAAATACATGGGGATTACAAGAAGGTAATGTGGCCGAGAATGCAACACGAATGGCCGATGTAATTCAAATGGCTGCAAACAAATCACGTTTAGACATGGTTGGGTTTGGCAATGCAATCCAATATGCAGGTGCTCCAGCGGCTGCATTAGGAATATCTGTAGAAGAATTATCTACATCATTAGCTATCATGAGTAATAACAATATTGAGGCATCAACGAGTGGTCGTGCATTACGAATGATGTTAAGTAGATTAATAGACCCTCCAAAAGAAGCGGCAGATGCATTACAAAAGTTAGGAATTGTTACTACAGATTCACAGGGCAAATTTATTGGTCTTGGTAAAGTGTATGATCAATTACGAACTAAAATGCAAGGACTAACTGAAGCTGAAAAATTTAAATTAGCAGGTGACATTGCGGGCACAGAATCCACATCTGCATTACTTGCCGTATTGAATACTACAAAAGAAGCATACGATGATATGCGTAGTTCAATGGATTCTGCAACAGGTTCATCTAAAGCACAAGCAGATATTATGAAGAAAACACTGCTAGGGTCATTCAAGGATTTAGAAAGTAAAGTAGAGGCATTAGCCATAAGCTTTGCAGATGTATTGCAGCCTAGGGTACAAAAGGTGGCTGACACAATCGGCAATTTAGCAAAATACTTTACTGATTTAAGTCCAGCAATTAAAAATACAGCAATTGATGTTGGTATAAGCATTGTAGGGTTTACTGCTTTTACAAAAATACTAGGGCCTATTACAAGTGGTATTGGCTCTTTGATGCGGACATATGCAAATATTGGGAAAGTATTAAGAGGGCAAAGCATTAATAATAAGCTGTTAGAAGTATCAGTAA